GGGTAAACAGAGGCTATCGCGTCAGGAAAGCCTTTTAATCCATCTACACAGGCAACAAGAATGTCCTGTACTCCTCGATTTTTTAGCTCTGTCATGACTGACAGCCAGAATTGGGTGGTTCTGAAAAACACTTTCTAACTGGTGTGACAGTTAAAACCTCAATTTCTAATTAATCCAATTTATTAATTCAATAGCACCTTCGGGTGCTTTTTTTGTGAGTATTAAAATGAGCAAGAAACTATTAACAGCATCTATGGTTGCATACATTGGTACTAAGTCAGTTTTAGCAACGCCCATGACGCGTGGTGAATACAATGAATACCAAGGGTGGCAAATCCCTGAAAATGAAGACCCAAGTGATCCTGGTTATTTAATCGAATACAAAGATGGTGGCAAGGCTAATCATCCAGATCATGAAGGTTATATTACTTGGTCGCCAAAAGATGTTTTTGAGCATTCATATCAACTAGATGGTTTTCAAAATTGTGTAATGGGCCTCTAATGGGCTTACGTGACGAAATTCAGGCAGATATTGCTGAAGCATTTAATGATGATTTAGCGGATGCCGTTCATACCTTTACATGTGAACGGATTTCAAAAACGAATTGGGATCCTAAAACTGAAACGTATGTTGAAGTTAAAGAAAACTATTCTGGGCGTGGCGTTCTGTTTGGCTCATACAGTCAATATGAGATTCAGACGCTTGGAGTCTTGGCCACAGATAAAAAGGCTACTGTTCTTCAAAATGAAGTAACTATGACTCCAAAAATTGATGATGAATGGTTAACAGCCTTAGGCTCATTCCGAGTTATCCATATTCAACAAGATCCAGCCAGTACAATCTGGAAATGTCAGTTGAGGAAGGTTTAAATACTTGGTCTAATAACCTTCTAAAATAGGGGGATATATGGCTCAACATGATTTAAAAGTAAAAATAAGAAGGATTTGGAAATGGACTTTAATTGGCATAATTATTTTCTTAGTTGTTTCATTCTTTCTTAAGAGTTCATATCCAATCACACATCATAAATTTAACTTTGCTGATGCATATGATGTTTTAAAGGATACTTTAACACTTGCAGCAGCATTTCTAGCTCCAGTTGCAGCTTTTGTATTATTTGATGATTGGAGAACTTCTCATAGACTAAAAAATAATGAAACTGAAGTAATAGAAATTTTAAAAAAAGTAAAAAATATTCCCTTTAGGGCGAAAGATCTAGCTAAGGATTTAGAAAGTTTTTATGAAAACAATCTTACTAAACAAGAAATAGAAGATTATGAAAACAAAGCATTTGCAATTTCAGCCGAAATTTTAGCAGAGCTAGGAAATATTAATTTCTCTAAGAAAAACTTTGTAAATATTAAGTTTCACGATAAATGCTTAAATTTATATAGTGAGACTTATAAGTTACTCACAAATATTATTATGCTTTGTGATGCATGGACCTGTTTAGATTTATGCAAAAAAGATGCTAGTAGGCATGACCAACTTCCGAGTTTGATTGCTCGTGAAGATGTTAGCAGTGCAATTTTTTTTCAATCTGCTAGAAAATTTCTAGGATTATTTGATGATAATTTAAAAGAAATTGATAACTTGGCAGATGAACATAGAATTAGGTAAACAATAAAAAGCCCACATAAGTGGGTTTTTTTATGGGTGCAATTAAGGAGTTTAAATGATTAATACCGATTATGTGCCCGAATGGTATATCTCACCATTTCAACATGTGCAGTACACGCTTGCTAGAAATCAGCTTCACATGGATTTGTTATTTGAAGATATGGATAAAGCCGATCAATTTTTGGATATGGGAGCGGATGCACAGGTTAGTACTTTTTCTGATGGCGCATATGCAATCGTCCAAATTGGTGATACGGCGGATAAAGACCAAATTCAAGTTTATGGATTGCTTTTACATGAAGCTGTTCATATCTGGCAAATAGTAAAACGGAGAATGGGTGAGCGAGAGCCTAGTGTGGAATTTGAAGCTTATTCAATTCAGGCAATCGCTCAAGACCTATTTGAAATGTTCGAAGCTAGTGAGGTAAATCATGGGATGGAAGGGGAAAAGGCCAACTGATTTTAGTTTTGATGTGGCTAAAATGGCAGAGGGAAAAGTAAAGAAAATTACAATGGATGCTGTTCAGTCTTTGGTCGTTTCAAGTCCTGTTGATACTGGCGCTTATCGTGCTTCTCATATCGTTTCAATTGGATCTGGAGACTATGGTGTGCGTGGACCTGAAACAAACCCTATTTACGATGCAGCAATTCAGGCAATGAAGATTAAGCTAGGCAATTTGGTCTACATTCAGAATAACCAACCTTATGCTGAACGTTTAGAAAACGGCTGGTCTGATCAAGCACCACAAGGTATTTATGGCCTCACTTTTAATTTTATTTCTCAAAAGTATGGTGGCTAAAATGGCAATGACTTTAGAGCAGACTAGGCAAGCTATTATTGATCGCATGCAAAGCTTTACGGGTATTGCTCAGGAACGGATTCAGTATCCAAATGCACCAGGCTTTACGGTACCTAAAGAAGGTTTATGGTGCCGTTTAACGATTGCAGGTGGGCCGAGCTTTATTTCAGGCATTGCAGATAAGCCATGTACACGCCGTACCGGTAATATCATGATTCAATGCTTCGATCGACTTCATGTGGGAGAGAAAGCTTTAACGATTCTTAGTGATGCTTTGCTGGCACATTTTGAATATTTCACAATCGAACACTTAGAATGTTTGAATGGCCAATCTATTTATGCGGGAAAAGATGCTGACTTCATTCAGTATAATGTGACCATTGGGTATAAGGTGAATTGATATGTCCTGCATGCTTACGCAAGAAGAAATCGAAATTAAACGGCAAGAACTGGAACGACACTTGGAAGGTGTAATGGCTGAAGAGCTAAATAAATGGCAATTAGCTAATAAACTATGTGTTTCTGATGTAAATATACGTTTGGCTAATGTTGTTAGTCTCGGAGGGCCTAAACATAACGTTGTTACGGGAGTAAGTGTTGATCTAGATAATGAGCCTTAAAATTCTTTAATTATTTGACCGCTAATAAGCGGTTTTTTTATGTCTATAGGAATCACTTATGAGCAATTTTGTATTTAAGCGTGGTGACACTTTCAACTTGAATTTGCAGCTAGTTGATATGGATGAAGCCCTGCAATTTCCACCGGATGACGTGCGCCGTGCAATTGATCTTACAGGTTATACCTTCACTTCACAGGTTAAAGCTCTGGCTGATGGTGCTGCTGTGGCCACCTTGACTTGCGCAGCATTAAATCAAAGCACACAGAAGGGATGGCTGAATATTAAATCTAGTGCAAGCACTGCAACTTGGCCTTTAGGACTGTGTCAGATGGATATTAAAGCTGTAGTTAGTGGCACTACGCAGCACACTGAAACTTTGACTTTCCAAGTGATTGACGGGGTAACAGCATAATGGCAAATCTTGTTTTTAAATTTAGTTGGGATCATCGGCCATTCCCATATAACGCTTCGCAGGGAAAACGGCAGTTTATGCTGCCATTTGCCTCGGGTATTCCAAACTTAAATCCACAGCTTTCTCAAGTTCAAGGTGCAGGTACAGCTGCTGCAGCCAATATTGGAAATGCAGATGGAAATGTAATTGGTGTGACAGGTGTTATTGTTAACTGTCAGGGGGTACAACGATTAGATTTAGGTACATCAACAAGCTCAGCCACCACTGCGGTAGAAATGGGATCACTCTCAGTAGCGGGCAATACTTTTATTGATCTGCATACATCTGGAGCTCCAACTGATTATGATGTTCGTCTCTTAGCTACAGGCGGGGATCCAGCTAAAGCAGGAGGTGGTGTATTAAATGTGACGGCAAGTACAACTATCTTTAATAGTTTGCTTCGCTCTTTGCCAACATTTAATCAGGTTACAGCTGGAAATGAGGCTCCAAACCTTTTTATTTCTCCTGGTGGCGATATTTATCGTACTGGTAAAACTTACAATAATTTTGGTCTAGGATTAAACACTCTACAGGCTACGAATAGTATTGATTTAAATACTGCAAACTTACCGAGTGGTATTTATTCTGGGCAAACTTGGACGAACTCAGGCACTACTTCTCAGTGGCAAACATTACTACAATTAAATCTAGGATCTGATGGTCCCAATTATCAGACACAAATTTCGTTCGATGGTAATGGAGGAGACACTAAATTAATTTCTCCTTCAATTCGTCGTAAATTAGGGGGAGCATGGAGTTCTTGGTATAAATTTTGGACACAGTCAAATACTACCGTAGATGCAAATGGGTTTATTAAGTCATCTTCACCAATCGTTAAGCTATTTGCTGACTCAATAGAATTAAATGACCAAGCAAGAAAACAGCCGGTTGAATTTGAAAAAATTGATGTAGGTAATTATCTTCTAAAAGGTTCTTTGGGTTTTGCTCAAGAAGGTTGGTACATTGAGTTACCCAAAGATGCCAACGGTAATACAGTGGTTGCCGTAGAGTATTCAACTCTAGAAAATGGCGACATTTCAATTAAGACCTATAAGCGTAAATTTGATTTTGAGCTTGCTGCAGTTGTTGCTGATCATGAAAATCCAATGGATATTCCATTAACCCGTTGGATCGATATTCGATTACATGAAGAACCTGAGCCAGATTCCGAAATTATTCCAACAAAGACTCCTATAGACTTTCAACCAACAAATTTATCCGAGACTGTAGCTGCAGCCATGAATGGTGTGGAACCGCCAGAAATCTCGGATACAGACGAAACACTTTAATGACCCGCTAATTCAGCGGGTTTTTTATTGCCTAAATTTTGGAGAACCATAAATGAGTTCAGGCGCAAAAATTCGATTATATGCTTGTGAAGAAGCAGTTTTAGGAACAACTCCTGCAAATCCAGTCTGGTACACCGTTCGCCGTGTTACTGATAGTTTGACTGAAAATGTTACTACTGAAGATAGCAGTGAAGTAGTTGATTCACGTTTTCGCCAAAGCGCTGTTGTAACGGAAGCCGAAGTAACGGGTCAGTTAGAATTTGAATTATCGCTAGGTACCTTTGACTTATTCTTAAATGTTCTCGCTTTCAATAATTGGGCTGCAAATGCTTTAAGTTTTGGTGGTGGAGTACGTAAGTCTCTTACCTTGGTAAAAGTCTTTGAAGATATTGGTCAAGTCTTTATTTATCGCGGTATTCAAGTGAATACAGGTGAAATGACGATCCAGACCACAGGCAAAATCACTGGTAACTTTGGTTTAGTAGGTAGCTCATTTACTCGACAGCAGGTTAATCCTGTTACAAATCCTATCCCAGCATCGACTCGCCCTCTGGTGAGTATGCCAAACGTTGAAAAGCTACTTATTAATGGTCAGTCAATTCAGGGGAAAGCTTGCCTGCAGACACTTACCATAAACTTTAGTAATAATTTGGAAGCGATCCGTTGTATTGGTTCAGGTAAGTACACGCCTGAGTTCTATTTAGAGAAAATGATGGACATTGGCGTTAATGCTAATTTCATGTTCTCGGCAACTTCTGCCGCATGGATTGATGCTATTAAAACCCGTGATGTATTTACATTGACCTTCGATATTACAGACACCAAAGGAAGTAAGTACTCTTTTAACTTCCCGCAACTTGAAGTTAAGGAAGCAAATCACCCGGATGGTGGTGGTGGTGACATCATTACAATAGATATCAATTTTGCCCAAGTGCGTACTAGTCCAACAATTGTACGTGCTCTTGTGTAATCAACTTATTTAGTAAAAAAGCCCATGGAATCCCATGGGCTTTGTTATTTCTAAAAATTAGAGGTTGCTATGGCTTTAAAAGTCGGAATTATTAAAAGCTCAGACGTATCAAAATGGTGTGAATACAAGGGGGCTGATGGCGAGGTACAGGCAGAGTTCAAAGTCCGTGGTATCGCCTATAAACCTTTTCAGGTAGCAATTGAACGAGCCGGAAATCAGATTTCATCCAAAGGCTATGATGTGATGGTCAAAGATGAAAATGCCAAGCTTTACCATGAACTTTTAATGGATGCATGCGCCGCCCACTTAATCGAAGACTGGAAAGGTGTGGTATTTGCCGAAATCGTAGACGGTAAAACGGTTGAATCTGAAAAGCCCTATACACCTGAGAATGCCTCAAAGCTTCTTAATCTTGGTGATATTGGTATTTCAATCTGGCTATTCATTAAAGAACAGGCCCAGAAGATTCAGGAAGAAGCCGACAAGGATAAGGCTTTAATTCTGGGAAAGTCATCGAGCTCTACAAATACCAAAAAACGTATGCGTCGAAAACGCCGCACGAAATCGAACAAATCAAATTCTTAGGTGGTCGTATTCCGGATCCGCCAGAATATTCTTATGCGGCTGAATCCATTCTTTCGGCATTTAGCACCATATGCCGATCCAGACGGTATGAACAGAGCATCCCGTTATCATTAGACCAGCAGGCTATCAATGTCTATGCTGAGCATAATGATTTGCCTGTGGCTGCTCATATTTTTAATGACTGTATTTTTGCTTTGGATAATTTGTTTTTGGAGGAGTGCCATAAGAAGATATCAACCAAAAGCAAAGGTAAGTGACCAAATTGGGTATTGCCGGGCTGAAAAGCCCAATTTGGTCAAAACGTCAAACAATTAAGCAGTTGTTATTAAACGCGACTCGGTAAATGCACAACTCGAAGTTGTTCAAAACCAGCCTAACCTTGCTGCAGATATAGCATTAATTAAAGATTGGGAGGTCTGATGGATAACGAATATGCCGAATTCTTTTTCAATCGAAAAGTTGATATTTATCAACTGGAATGTATTGAACTCTCACACCCTTCTTTTATGAATACTTACCGGGTAGTCCGTAATGATGACCGAGGGGTGTATGTTCAGCACAATGAAGGTGAAGGGCAGGTGCTTTATGAATACCTGCCTATGACAATTCAAAGATCCGGAATGCTGGGTGATCTGGACCAGACATTAACAGTCTCTATATCTGGTTTAGGTGATGTAATGCCGGATGAGTTTGAACGGGTAATCGAAGGCCAATATCCCGATGTAAAGCCAACAGTAAATTACCGGATTTACAGTTCAGACAATCTGAATTCTCCAATGTTTTATTTACTCGGACTGCAACTCTCCAGTGTTGCAATGAACCATAAAGCTGTGACATTCAAGGCTGAATCACCAAGATTAAATACTGCGAAGACTGGAGATATCTTTTCGCTTGATCGTTTTAGTGGTTTGAAGGGGGCTATATGAAGAGTCACGATCATTTGCTCGATAAGCAATATGACGAGGAACACTACAACTGTGTTCACTTCGCGCATGAAGCTGCAATGGATCTATATGATATTGATCGAGGAGAGGCGCTTGAGTTTTTTATGAAGCCCGTCAAAGAGAAGGTATTTCTGCCATCAAGATTGAAGTTACTAAATCCATTGCCCATGCCCAAGGAAGGCTGCATAGTCGCCTTTCACTCTAGATACCGAAACAAGCCCCCACATGTGGGGCTTTTTCGTTTGGGGCGTATTTTGCATTTGCAGGAATCAGGCGTTTCATGGATGCCAATTCAAGTCGTTCAAGCA